ATGGTCCCCCCCCACACCTTGCTACACAGCATCCCCTGCACTGTCCTCCTCATCCTAACCTACATTTTTTGTGGCGTTTGGTTTCTGAGGCGACGCGTCCGCGGCCGTGTTAGAAATAAATTGCTTCAAGCCCCCGGTGATTGCTGGCTCCACCTCTATGAGGTGACTTCTGCGCCTGGGGTTAATCGCCAGCTCTTCGGTGATGTCCGCCATCATTATCTCCAACTCCTCACTGGCCAGCTCCATCGCATGGCGTTGATTTCCGGCTGGGACATCAGCCTCGAGCAGTTGGATCAGGTTGTCGAACACGAGTTGCGTTCCATTTTCGTCGTCTGCAAAACTTCCCCCTCAGGTGTGTTGCACTTGTCGCCCCTCTGGACGACCGGGCTTGATCGCCCCGTCTTTCTCCATGCGCGACCTGTGTGCTCCGAACCCACGCCTTTTCCCGGTCACGTCTTCTCGTTGCTCGAATTGTTTGAGGCTATCGCTCCTGATGTCGTCGTGGGGTCAATCGACCCCTTCCTCGGAACGCCCATTGTCACCACAGCCCTCGGTCCCGCACTACGGGAGTGGTTGGGTCAGGAAAAACAACGCACCAGCATTCGTCATGCCGTCCCCCCGCACAAGGAACAGTACCTCACTGCCGTTGGGCTTCGTTGCAACCCTGAGGGAGAGCCGCACGCACACGGTGTCAGCAAAAGTCTTGAAGAGGCCGCGTTGGCTGACTGCATGCGTGTCGTTGGTGACCACCCTTTCGCCGCCATCTCGACCAAGTCTGCACGTGTTCTGGCCAAAGCTGCCTCGGTGCAAAACGTCTGTCTCACCGGTAGGGATTGGGGCCGTTATGACCATGTTCGCCATGACCCCCCGCGTTTTGAGGAGTCTGTTGCCGTGATGCATGATGTACTCCACCATCTCACTGCCGCTGACGTATCGAACATGTTCACCGACAATCCCAACCTCCGCCAGCTCGTCGCCACTGCCGTCATACCCCCCGAACTCCTGGATGGGGAACTCCCCTGCTGGCCCGCTGTTTACACCTTCGACGTTGTTGATGACATGCTCTACTTCTACCCCGATGGGCATGTCGCCGGTCACTATGTCCAGCCTGCGAGTTGTGTTCAGTGGTTGGGCACCTCCACGATCGTCTCCCCTGCTGGCACCATCACTGTGTCCCTGATCTCGAGCCGGTATGCGCATCATGTCTTCCTCTTTTCCCTGGGGGATTACCTGCCTGAGCCGTCTCGTGTTTTTGATTTGGGGCCGTACACAGTTCTCCCACGTTGGTTGGCTCCTCACATGATGTTCAACACTTCCCGGGTCCACACGAAACTTCTCTCCAAAATGGTCATGTTCTCATACCGTTACGATTCTGGGGACCCAGACGACTACTACGCCAAGACCGCGCAACTGCAGACCACCTCCATGGATTCCCACTCGCTGTCCGAGATGGTTTCTGTAGCCCAAGCGGCTTACCTCCTGCGCGCCTCTGTGGGTGGTAAACGTACTTCGGTCCGAACTGGGCTTTTGTCAATAGTCATGTGGATCTTGTACATCATTACCAACCCTCTTGGTGTGGTCGGGCTTCTCTTCCGTGGCATGCCTGTCGACGAACGTTCTGGGAACCGTGCCCGTGTGGTCCGAACCTACCCACGGCATGCCGCCGTGGAGTTTCCCACTATCTGGACACGTGGTTTGCACTACCCGCCTGTCGACTGGTACAGCGTGCTACATGAGCCAACCCTGCTGTCGATCTTCGCCTACTGCAACGTCGCCCTCACCGGTTGGGTCGTGCCCAAGATCCTGGTCACTGAGTTCCTGTCCGTCCTCGTGAGGTTCTCCACAGTCCACCAGCTTGTCGATTTTGCGCACCACCTGTGGCACTACTCTCAGCTGACTGGCGAGAGGGGCCTCCTGCTCGTATTCGTGGCTTGGTTGACTCTCACCGGTTACCTGTCGCTGCCTTTCAGCCCGCTCACAGTGCTTCGCTCGCAAATACGTTTCGCCGCGCACCTCCTATGTAGCGCTTTCGGGTATCCCTGGGTAGCCTCGCTGACCCTCGGCCACGTGATTGCATGCGTCTACGGTGTGGGTGGCTACCATCTTGTGCAGACACCAGGTTATTCGTGGTTTTGGCAGTTGTTCGTCACGTGGGTCGCCGGTTACGCCGCATTCCCCGGCTACTTTCCCTGGCATGCACATCCCTGGCAAGCTTGGCGTCTTTTGGTCTGTGTACCTTCTGGGGGGTTCCTCGCCTCGGAAGATTGGGGAGCCCATTCGCGGGCGGGTCACTCTGGTGCCCTCCACGACGCTGCAACCGCTTGTTTCTGGATGGCCGTTGTCGTTCTGGTCTTGCTTTACAGTTGTGCACGTCCTGTTCTCACCGGTTTCCTGCAAGTTTTGACACCCACTTCCCGTACTCTCGGGCGTGGTGTCCACAGTGAGCGGATTCCTGTGTCACGGGATCGTGTGCTTCCAGAACAGGTCGTTCAGGCTCCTGTCCAGCCCATGGCCGCACCGCCTATCGTTCGACCAGTTCCTCCCGTCAATGATCAACCCCTCCCGGCGATTCCCGACTACCGGCCAATACTGGCTCATCACTGGGGGGTCAATGATCAACCCGCTCCTCGCAACACTGGTTTTCATCCCGGCGCCAACTTACACCCGTACAGGCAGTGGTTTCGCCTCTGGACCCACGACATTTTCGAGGATTTCCTGCGCTCCTCACGCGCCATGCCACGTTTGGGTCGGCCGCTGCGGGATGGTTACACGTGTTTTTGGACCGCATTGTCAACCCTGTCTGGCGTGCCCACCGACGTGCTGCTCTGCTCCTACTTGGCCACTCTCTGCTCAGACGACATCCAGAACTACCACCATCATGGTCTCGTCAATCGCAATGACATGGCTCGAGTCGCCGCTCTGTTCGGTTTTGGGCTGACTACGTTGATTGACCGTCCTGGAGGAGAGGGTGCGGCAGCACCACTCGCGCTCACTGCTCCCCGACCCGGTTTCCCGACGCTGAATTTGCGCTTGGCTCAGGTTTTCGACAGGGATCAGGTCGGCGTCGCTTGGCATGCCACCATAGTCGGTCAGGAGGCTTTCCCCGTCCCGCCCCCCCCTGCGTTCGTTGAGGTGCTCGTCGGCGGTCAGAACGTTGCGCTGCCACCACCTGTTCTCGCCGAGGTTCCCGTTGCTGCCGAACCTGCTGCACTCGTTCTGCCTCAGGTTGAGGGTCTTGAAGTTCCTGGTCCTGACGTCGCCGACGATGTCTTACGTCTCGGTTTCGTGCAACAGCTCGCCGAAAACTTCCGTGAAGAGCCCATCTTCCCTCAGGCCGTGGCTGACATGTTCGATGGTTGGGTCGCTGATGACGGTGTGGAACTCGTGGGTCTGTCGACGAAGACATTGCCGTTTAGCAAGTACGCCCACGCCATCCGAGCCGTGCCGGTTGACTTCGCACAAACGTACGAGTGGTTGTCACGGCGCTTGGCTCCGACTGCGGTCACCCAGCATGCCTCTCGAGTGCTTGGTGTGCCGCCGCCCCAGAACCCGCTTGGGGATTTCGTGATGCCGGCCGCTGTACCACTTGTCGCCATGGAACACTCTTTCGATCCGCACCGTCCCACCGCTGAATTGCTGGCGCAGGATCTCCGCGAAAACAAGATGCTCTGGTGTGGCCCGTCTTCTCCGCCGACTCTCCCCGCCGCCCAAAAGGAGAATTGCAAACATGCGGAGCAGCGTCAGATTCGGATCGTCTCCCTCTTCGGTGTGCCAGGTTGTGGTAAGACTACTGAGGCCAAAGCTCGCATCACACGCTTGGGCCTGGACGTTGCTGCTTTCACCTGGGCTTTTCCCTCACCCTTGGTTGAAGGTGACTCGCTCTCCAAGACCGCCGAAGCGAATCCTCTTGGTCCCACGGCCTATTCGTCCCAATACTGCTCGGCTTACGAACTTTTCCGGAAGAACGTGGACAGTCACCTCGTCCTGGATGATTTTACTCGATGGCCGGCTGGCACTCTGGATTGGTTGGTGTATAACAACCCTGCCCTCGAGGAGGTTTGGCTCACCGGCGACCCGGCACAGACTCAGGTATCGTTCCCTGATCCGACGGCTGTGTCGCGGGTGCTCGGCGGTATTGCTGACAACTGGCTCGAACGTGGAACCAATCGTGCTGACATCCGGTATGCGACTATCTCCCATCGTCTGGCGCCCAACGTTGCACGTTGCCTCGGCATGCACTCGTCCAGGGTTGGTGGTGCTGAGTTGGGTTCGTTGATCTTCGTGGGCACACCGCCCCCATGTCTGCCGCTCCTCGCCACCTCGCCGCGCTTTGTCGAAACCAAAAGTTCTGGTGGCACTGCTGCGTTCGTCATCACTGGCTCTCAGGGATTGGACATCGATGGCGACTACGTTTTTGACCTCGGTGGGATGACCGACTCCGTCACGGACAGCGTTGCATGGGTTGCTCTCACCCGTGGACGTGGCAATGTTTTCTTGTCTTGGGATCTGAGTAATTCGCGTCCTCGGGCACCTTGGGGTTGTTCACGCATTCTCAGCGCTCTGGTCGCCACGTCGGCTTCATCATGTACTGCCCTCTTGACTCGCGAAGCTGACCCTTTGGACTTGGTGCCTCACCACGTCTGGTCCCATATCCGCGCTGCTGTGCCTGCTGTCTCTCCGCTCGAACCGCCGCTCGACCTCATTGGCCTCACCGACGACGACCCGCAACTCCTGGTGGCCATGCAGCACCCACATTACCGGCCACTCGCACGCGCCAATGAAACGTCGAATCCAGCCCCCCCGTTGACTGTTCCCCAGCACACGCCCGACAAGATTCACGCGCCAGTTTTCGCCGACTATGGGGATGGACCTTCTCGTGAGCTCTTCGTTGCTCACCATGGACGATCGCAGGTTTTCCCGGAACGCAAGCATCCAGCCGCCGCCCACCAATCGCGCAACGACACGGCTCTGGAAGCTGCTTCCATTGCTAAACGGCAAGGGTTGGCTTCCGCTGCCGACAATAGGAAGGCGATCGCCAACCCCGGCCATCGTTTTGCTCAACTGCGCGACGGTTTCTTGGCCCAGTTCCCGGGCTTCCGCCATGTACGTGATTTTGGCGCCCTCCTCGATGAGTGTGCAGACCGCTGTCTGGACTCTTGGCTGGCTTCTCGGACGCTCAAGCAGATCGTGTTGTCCCTCACCGGTGAAGATCCGGACTGGGATGTCAAACGTACCCGGGTCTTCCTCAAAGCGCAGGTCGTTCGCAAGAGTGAAAAGTGGGGTCTTGAGGCGAAGCCTGGTCAGATCGTCACCACTTTCCCCGCCGTCAAGACCTTCCGGGACGCCACTTACGCCCTCGCTCTTGAGACCGTCATACTGCGTGACTGCCCTGCACATGTCCTGCTATACCTCCGGCGCACTCCTGACGATCTCGTCGACTGGGTTGCCACGCACATGTCCGGGCAGACAGTCTACACCGAGAATGACTACACCGCTTGGGATTCTGGTGTCGATGGTCCGTTCGTGCGTTTCCTTGCTTGGTTGATGGAGCAGTTGTCGTTCCCGGCGTCGTACATTGCCGAGTGGAAGGAGGAGAAGGCCGCCACCCGTTTCTTCGGTGGAAACCTTCAACTGATGCAACATTCTGGTGACCGTTACACGTACCTTGCCAACACGGTCTGCAACCTGGCACTTTCGAACGCTGTCTATGGTGGTCTCGGTCGCGTCGGGCAAGTTTACGGTGGTGATGATTCACTCATCGCTGGTTCTCACAGAGTCGCGCCTGGTTTCCGGCCTTCTGAGTGGCGCATGGCGCCCAAGACAATTGTTGGTGCTGTTGGGCACATCTTCGGTTTCCAGGTCCGTGCTGGGTCCATCAGCTATGATTGGCAGTACATGCGTAATCGGTTGGAGCTCGCGATCATCGAGCGCCAAGACGACGCCGACTTCTTCACCAGCTTCGCCGACCAACTTGCGCGTTTTGCTGACCCCACCGACGAGATGTACGCGATGGTCTTCCACATGCTGGTTTCCCACGTCCGCCAACGCCGTCTCACTGTGCCCCTCGTCAATGCGGTCGTTGCCGATTTTGAGGCTGTCCCCGTCGATCACACGCGGGTCTTCACTGGTGGTTTGGGTGACAATACTAATGCGGGGCTTGATACCCCCTTTAATTTTTGTGCTTCACTTATATCAACGCTAACGCCAACATCCACTGCCGCATCGCAGACATGTCCGCAGCTCTCCAAGTCGCCGCCGCCGGTATCCAGCTCCCAGTCGCCCAACCCGCCGCCAACACCCCGATCAGCCTCCCAACCCACGGCAACGTCACCGTGCCGCTCTTCGTCCGACTCACTATGGCCGCGCCCACGCAACTCATCAACTTCCGCACCCAAGCAGCGCTCGTCCAACGCTACGCCAACTACGAGTTCTGCGAACTCGTCTCTGTCAAGTTTGAGATCACGATCGGTCCAGGAGCCACCCGCGTTGCACAGTGGGCATACACCACAACCGACACCACCCCCGCTCACTTCCAGGCAGAGTCCTACGCCGGTCAAGTCAATGGCCACACGCACGGTGCCATCAAGGAAGTCGGGGAGTTGGATCCAGGTCACGGGTTCGGCCGGCTCCTCAAGGGGGTCAACCTCGGCAACTCCAGCCCGATCCTCCACCTCAACTATTCAGGTGGGACAGCGGCAGCGACCTCTGCTGACGTCTGGGTCAAGGTATGGGTCACTTTCGCCGGACGTGGCGCTGGCATCCAGCCGGCCAACGCGGTGATTGGGTGACTCCATCAGAATTTCGGTCATGCTCCCAATGCTTTACCGTTCTCTTCCGCGCCCTCAAGTGCGCATCTCGCTGCTCTTTTCGAGTAGCCATCATTATCAAGCATGAACCGAAAATCTGTCCACCGGGCGGTTGCGTGTTGGCCCAAAAGGGGTCTTAGTTGTTTCTTCATATCTCAGAATGTCGTTCCCGG